CCTTATAATAAAAATAAAAAGTTAATGGAACCAACAAAATTATCACAAGAAGTTATTGATCAAATAAAATCAATACAACAAAAAAATCAAGCAATAGAAGTTGAACTAGGTCAAATTGAGCTAATAAAACTGGCTGTTAAACAAAGAAGATTAAACGCAGAACAGTATTTATCTGAGTTAAAAGACGAAGAAAAAACACTAGCAGAATTTCTAGAAGAAGAATACGGAACCGGAACTATTAATATTGAAGAAGGGATTTTTATTCCTAACCAATTACAGGAAGAGTAGGATAATAGTAACTAAATAATTAAGGAGGGTTTCGACTCTCCTTTCCTATTTATTAGAGAATAAAAGACCTTCTTATTTAGTTTAGGTTTTCTCAATACATAGATTATTAAAAAATAACTAACACAATTTTAAAAAACATGGCAGAATCAATTATCTCTCCAGGGGTATTTACAAGAGAAAACGACATATCTTTTGTACAACCAGCACCAGTTGCAGCAGGAGCAGCATTTATTGGACCAACAGTAAAAGGGCCTAACAATCAGCCAACTATTGTAACTTCGTATAATGATTATACTAGGAAGTTTGGTGAGACATTTACTTCAGCGTCTAATACTTATGAATTCCTTACTTCAGTTGCTGTAAAAAACTATTTCTCACAAGGAGGTCAAACAGCATTAATAACTAAAGTCGTTTCTGGATCATATACAGCAGCAGCTAATACATGGATTTCTGCATCTATAGGTCCAAAATCAGGCTCTCAGCCATTTATTATAGAAACATTAGGAAAAGGAGTAACATATAATAATGCAACATCATCAAATCATGCAATAATTGGAGGAGCTTCTTATATTACTTCTGACGGATCATTAATATCAGGTTCAACAGATAATGTAAGATGGGAAATTGCAAACACTAACAATGCTTTAGGAACTTTTACACTACTTGTAAGACAGGGGGATGATAATACTAATAATAAAATTATCTTAGAAACGTTTACCAACTTATCATTAGATCCAAAATCTGATAATTATATTGAGAAAGTAGTTGGTAACCAGTACGTAACTGTAGAAACAGATTCTTCAACAGGAGTATCCTACAACTACTTCCAAGGTACTTTCCCTAATAGATCAAACTATATTAGAGTATCTTCAGTTAACCTACCAACTCCAAACTACTTACTAAACGACGGAGTAACCGTTAATATAGATTCTACAGGAACATCTTACTCTGCATCACTTCCTACATCAGGTTCAGGATCATTTTATAATGCTTCAGGAACTGTAAAATCAGGAGCTAGCTACTTCGCAGCAATAGGAAGTACATCTGGAGAATCTCAAGGATTAGTACCTGCAAACTATACAACAGCAATCTCATTATTATCAAATAAAGATGATTACCAATTTAATGTAGTCTCAGCACCAGGACTATTAAATAATGGAGGATTTACATCAACAATTGCTTCTTTTATATCATTAGCAGAAGATAGAGGAGACTGTATTGCAGTAGTTGATTTAGTAAAAACAGGATCAATCTTAAGTGATGTAACAGGTCAAGCAGTAACAATTAATTCATCATACGCAGCAACTTACTGGCCTTGGGTACAAATACAATCAGCTACAGGTAGAAACGAATATGTACCAGCAGGAACAATCATTCCAGGAGTATATGCATTTACAGATGCAGCTACAGCACCATGGTTTGCACCAGCAGGACTTGTAAGAGGAGGACTTCCAGGAGTAATTCAAGCAGAAAGAAAATTAACTAAAGGTGATAGAGATACTCTTTATGCATCTAAAGTTAACCCAATCGCTACATTCCCAGGAACAGGTATTTCAGTATTCGGTCAAAAAACATTACAAACTAAAGCATCAGCATTAGATAGAGTAAACGTTAGACGTTTATTAATAGAACTTAAGAAGTTTATTGGTGACCAAGCTAAGAACTTAGTATTCGAACAAAATACTATAGCAACAAGAAATAGATTCTTAGCGACAGTAAATCCATACTTAGAATCAGTAGTACAAAGACAAGGTCTTTACGCTTACAGAGTAGTAATGGATGATACAAACAACACAGCAGATGTTGTAGATAGAAATCAATTAGTAGGACAAATCTATATCCAACCAACTAAAACTATCGAATTCGTAGTATTAGACTTCGTAGTTGAACCAACTGGAGCTACATTTGCATAATTTATTAACAACACATATTTATAATAAAATAAATAAACAAAAATGGCAGTATTAGATCCAAACGAAATAATGTTCAGAGCCTTTGAACCAATGGTTCAGCACAGGTTCGTAATGTATATAGATAATATTCCAGCCTTCATGATTAAAAACGTGAAAGCTCCTAACTTTACTGATCAAGAAATTAAATTAGATCACATCAACACTTATAGAAAGATAAGAGGTAAAAGAAACTGGGAGAATATGGATATGACTTTATATTCACCAATTACACCTTCTGGAGCTCAAGCAGTAATGGAATGGGCACGTCTTTCTTACGAATCGGTAACAGGTAGAGCAGGGTACTCTGATTTCTACAAAAAAGACTTAACTTTAAATATTTTAGGGCCTGTTGGAGATATTGTAGGTGAGTGGATCATTAAGGGTGCATTCTTAACAAAAGGTGATTTCGGTCAATTTGATTGGGCATCTCAAGATGGAATTGTAGAGATAGGAATAACAGTAGCAATGGACTACGCGGTACTTAACTACTAAATACTGTACTCTCAATTACTGGTTTACATAATTTATGCCTATTTATAATAAAGTAAATAGGCATTTTTTATGGAACAGTATTTTAAGATTATTAGACAGGCTATAGTAGAAAACAGAGAAAAGAAGGTAGGAACATACTACGAAGCACATCACATTATTCCCAAAAGTTTTGGTAAAAAGTCAACTACAGTACTCTTAACTCCTGAAGAACATTACAATGTACATAAGCTATTGGCAGAGTACTGGAAAAACCACACTATGTACGGAAGAAAGATGCTTTGGCATTTCATAGAATTTCTTATGATGGAAAAAGGCAACTAACAGAAGAACAGTACGGAAACGCTAGAAGAATTTTACAGGACCTGTGGAAAAGAAAGAAGACAGAAGAG